ATTGTACCATCAGGTGCACAGCAAGTTATGGAGTGGATTAGACAATCACATGAGTCATTAACAGGTAGAGATGGATACGCAGCTTTCTATAAGAAAGATATCACATTCTATATTTTAGGACCAGTAGGTGATAAAGTTGAACAATGGACTTTGAAAGGAGCATTCATCAGTTCAGCAAACTTTGGTGAATTGGATTGGGCATCAAATGACCCCGTTTCAATTGAACTTACACTTTCTTATGATTACGCTATTTTAGAATACTAATTGTATTAAAATTATAAAAGAAAGGGATACCCACAAAGTATCCCTTTTTATTTTTTTAAAAACATAATATATATAATAAACACATTAGTTATATTATGGAACAAAATATTGAACAACAAGTTACAAGAGGGTTAGGTACACAACCAACTCAAACACAAAAATCATTCGCATTTCCAACTGAAACTATATCATTACCTTCAAAGGGATTGGTATATCCAGAAAGCAATCCCCTATCAAAAGGAGAGATTACTATTAAGTTAATGACTGCAAAAGAAGAGGACATTATTACAAATCAAAATTTAATTCGTAAAGGATTACATTTGGATAAGTTATTGGAATCAGTAGTAGTTGAACCAGGAGTAAACATTAATGATTTAGTATTGGGTGATAAAAACGCAATCTTAATTACATCTAGAATATTAGCATTTGGTACTGATTATGATGTAACAATTAATGACCCAGGTGATAACGAACCTGTAAGTGTTACAATTGATTTATCTAAAATTAAGATAAAAGAAGTTGACGAATCTAAATTAAATAGAGATAACGAATACGAATTTACACTTCCAAAATCAAAAACACCAATTAAGTTTAAATTACTTACACATGGTGATGAAATTGCAATTGCAAAAGATATTGAAGCATCTGAAAAAACATTAAAACAAAGTAACGAAATTACAACTAGATATAGAAGAATGATTACAGAAGTTAATGGTACAAGAGATATTGGATATATAAGTACATATGTTGCAAATCAATTATTAGCAGCCGATTCAAAGTCTCTAAGAAAACATATATCTGAAATTACTCCTGATTTAGACTTAACATTTGAATATGAATCGTTGATTACGGGTGAAACGGAGGCACTTCGTATACCTTTTGGGGTTGACTTTTTTTACCCTGCCGACTAATTACTCTACTTTATTACATCAAAAGTTATTTCAAATTGTTTACTATGCAAATGGTGGATTCAATTGGACAGACTTATACACCATGCCTATTAAGTTTCGAGAGTTCTATTGGAGAGAATTATTAAAGACCAAAGAAGAGGAGAAAAAAGCAGCAGAAAGGGTATACAAATCAAATACTCCATCATCCAAAGCAAGAAAGAGGTAAATTGAAATAATATTATATTTATATAAGATAAATGAATACATATGCGTAAAAAAATATTAGTTAAAGAAGCCGGTTTAGTAGATTTTTTCAAAAGTTTTTTCCAAGCAAAAGCTGACGGAAGAGAAAGTCAATGGCTTCAAAGACTTCGTAAAGCTGACCCAGATTTAGCAGATACGTGGTCTGATTTTGATGATAAAGTATCTAAAAGTATGTATCAACAAAAGAGAGATTTACAATCAATGGGATTGGACACTAGTCATATAGATAAGATTATTAAACAATACGGATTAAAAAACGTCTAATTTAATCTATCATGGCAAAAGGGACACAATCAAATTCATCGTCCGGACAAAGAAGAATTACCCAACTCAAAGAAGAACAAGCATTATTACAAGAAGGTTCGGTGGCTTGGAAAAAAATAGATGCTACAATTGAGCAAATAGAAAAACGTTTAACTAATAGCGTTGAAAATATAGAAGAATTTTCGGATAGTGTAAAAAGTCTAGGTGCAGGACTTGGTAAAAATAATAAGTTATTTGAGTCTATGAGTCTTTTATCTGCAAGTATGCAGGGCTCTATGAAATCGGTTGGTTTATTTGTAAAAGAACTTGGACCCGATGCAAGTAAATTTAAAAAAGAAACATTTAAAACAGCTGATGCATATAAAAGCTTAGGAAATGTTATCGCTGTTAATTCAAAGAAATTAAAAAAGCAACAAATAACAACCAGTCAATATAATCAATCTGTATTGGATTCTTATGATGATTTGGAAGAAGCTATTGAAAGATTGGAATCACAAATGGAAGGCCTGACGGGTAAATCACTCCAATCGGCACAGGCAATAAAAAGAACATTTGAAAATCAACAAGCTTCTTTAGAAGCAGCAGCAAAAGCGGCCGAAAAAAGTAAACAAAGTATAGAAGGAATTGGATTTGTAACAAATAAATTATCATCTACCGGAATACCTGCAATTGAGGAATTTGGTGATGTTATTATGAAAGCCAAAGAAGGTGGACAAGGCCTAACATTAGCAATGGCTGCATTGGGATTTGCAGCGGGTAAAGCTGCATATGATTTAGGACTGGTAGGTGATAAGATTGGAACGATAGCAAAGTATGACCAAGAAATTGGTGACTTAACTACACAAATAGATGTATTCAATGATAAATTACGTTTGGGTATGGTAGGTGGTGGTAAAAACTTTGTAGCAGCAAAAGCAATAAACGATTTTAGTAATCAAGTTGCTAATATGGCAATGGAATTTCAAGCTGCATCTAAAACTGCATTATTTGGTAAAGGATTGGGTGGAGTTGGATATGGTGCTGCACAATTACAAATGGCAGGTATAAGTGCAGAAACGATTGCAACGTCAATGAAAGACGCATCGTCTGCAATGGGTTCAAATGTAAGTGGAAAATTTGGAGCAGATATGGCAATACTTGCAGCTAGAACAGGCCAAACATCGGAAGGAATTGCATCCATTAACGATACTTTTATGAGATTGGGTGGGGTTAGTAAAGAAACTGCCATTAGTATGCAAGAGGGTCTAAGGGCAATGGCATCACAAGCAAATATTAATTTGGGGGCATTAATGGAAGATGTTGCAGAGGCTTCAAAGGACGCATTATCATACCAACTTAAATCACCACAGGCATTAGCAAAAGCAGCAACATTTGCACAATCATTAGGAACAAAATTTACAGAGATAGCAAATGCTGGTAAAAGCATGGTTTTAAACTATAAAGATAGTATTAAAGCCGAAATGTCTTTATCTGCTATGTTGGGTAGAAGGGTTGATTTATCACAAGTTAGAGCATTATTTGCAGCCGGAAAAACGGAAGAAGCGGTTAGGGCCCTAAAGGCACAAGGATTAGACCCATCAAAAATGAATATGTTCCAACAAGAGCAACTTAAAAGTGCAACTGGTGGATTAGATTTAAATTCATTACAAAAAATAGCAACAAGGACTGGTCGAAGTGGAGGTGAATTGGGTAAGGGAGATGTTGGTGCAGAAAACCAAGTATTTTTATCAACAAAATCATCAGCAGAATCTGCAAAAGCAATAGGAGCGGCAGTTCAAGCGGCAATGACTGAAATACAAAACAAAGAATTAGACAATCAATATAATAAAGCCAAAAATCAAGCTTTAATACTTAATACAGATGGTATTGCGGATTTAACTGCACAATTAAAACAAAAAGAAGCTGAAAAATCTATAATGTCTAGTGGTTTTGGATATGGTTTAGCTGGTGCAGGTATAATGACTTTATTAACCAAAGGAAAAGGATTGGGTAAGTTGTTTGGTAAAGGTGGAATGGGTAAGTTTTTTGGCAAAGGAGGGAGCACACCACCCATATCAGCAACAGGACCAGGTAACCAATTTAGTGGATATAAGATGGTTGGTAAACATGGTAATGTTCATGATGCATCTGGTAAATTTGTATCAAGAGCAAACGCTGACGCATTTAAACAATCTCAAGGTTATGTAAAAGCAAAATCAGGAGTAATGTATAAACCAGGAACTCCACAAGCAAATGCTATAATGGCAGCGGGTAAAAATACAATAGCACCTGCAGCAAGTATGACGGCAGGAGCACCCGGAATGTCATCAACATTGGCGAATACGGCAAAAACAGGTTTGGGGTCAAAAGTTACAAGTAATTTATTGAGTAGTGTTAAAGGTGTTAGTGGAGTATTAAGTGTATTAACTGCTGCATACGATTATAAGACTAGAAAAGATGCAGGACAGACTACACTTCAAGCAGGTGCAGGAACAATAGGTGGTACAGGTGGAGCGTTGGCAGGAGCAGCACTTGGTAGTGCAATTTTCCCTGTTGTAGGAACTATCATTGGAGGTGCAATTGGATATTGGGCAGGAAGTTCTCTTGCAGATGAACTTACGGGTGCAAATGAACCACAAGTAGAAGCTCAAGAAGAATTGGCCGGAACCTATGAAATGACTAATGCAGAATTGGAAGCTGAGATTGCAAATGGTAATTTATTAAATAGTAGTGAATACGCAGTTGAATTGCAACAAAAAATGTTAGAAATAATGGGATTACAGGCCGAATTTTTAAATGACATTGCGGAATCTAATAGAACTGTAACATCGGTTAATTTGGATGGTTCAAAGGTATTGAATTTATTGAATAGTAGAACTGCCAAAAACTATGGTGTTACTAGACTTACCAGTATTAATCGAAATGTTAAATAAATAATTTTTATATAAGATATTTATACTAAATAGATATCCACCCATGCCGACAATATTAGATTTATTTAAACAACAAAAAAAAGACCTATATGGCAAATCTGAAAATATCAGAATTGAAACTAGAGGTTTAATTAATCCACCAAGAGCAGCAGCATTATTGGCATCATCACCAAATAAATTGGGTGATTTTATAGGCAATCAAATTGCAGGAACAATCGGTGGAACAGCAAATAGACCATCGGATACTATATTTAGAGGAAAAGGACTATTATCAAAACCAATATCATTATTTAAAACACCAGGAGCACTTAGAAATGCAGTAGAACCTGGAACCGATTATTTTTTAAAACCAGAACCACCTTCACCAAATTCTATAATAGGAATGATAAAACAAGGTGCATCCAATCCATTAGGAGTTGCTGCAAATATTGGTATTAATATATTGAAAGGATTAAAAGATAAAAATCCATCCAAAGGATTACCATATGGTGAGAAATATCAAACAACCATAAATGGTAAAGATTTAAAAGAAACAAAAACTTTTTCAAATCATTTCACAAAATATGGTGTTAACAAAGACCCACTTGTAAAAGTTATTGGAGAAGTAGCGGAAAGAAAAGGAAGTCAGTTAACAAGATGGGATACCGCAAATGATTACATATTAAATACTGAAGCATTATTAGAAGCTGATTTAGTAAAAAAACAAAAAGAATACGAATTTCAAAATCAGGTTTGGGTAACATTTAAAAAATATGGAAATAATGAAATAGTACCATTCGTTGGAACTTTAAGTGGAATATCGGAAGATGTTACACCTGAGTGGAGTAATTTTAGATATTTGGGTTCACCATTTAAATCTTATAGATATTTGGGTGTTGAAAGAACCTTAAATTTTGAATTAAAGTTATACTATAATAAAGAATCGGAAAAGAAAGTAATGATTAAAAAAATAAATTATTTAAAATCATTAGCATTTCCATATGATACCATTTCTCAAATACAATATAAAAAAGATATGGGAACCAAAAACACAGAACCTATAACTCAAAAACAATTGAAGAGTGATTCGGACTTAGGTGCAACGGCAGAATCTACACAATATGCATTTTCACCAAATTTAGTTTATTTATCAATTGGTGATATGTATAAAAATTTGTTTGGTTTTATTGAAACAATGTCATTTACAATAGATGAAAATACACCATGGCCTAATTCAAATTATAATATGGAAGATGGTAAAAGTAATGAATTATACCCATCAATTGTGTCCGTAAGTATTGGTATGAAAATAATAGAACAACATTTAGAAACAAAAGGAACTGTTACCAAATACAAATATGACTTTGATGGTAGAAAGGAAAATTCAATTCAGGAACCAAAACCGACAGGAACATAAATAAAATAGAATGGCAAATAGATATCAATATTCGGCAACATTAACTAACAAATATACAAAGAAAAAATATTTGGGAAGTGTTTTATATCCAAAAATAAAACCCAATGATAATGATATGTATATAATCTCACAACAAAGTGATAGATTGGATATTCTCGCAAACAAATATTATAATGACCCATCTCTATGGTGGGTAATTGCGGTTGCAAATAATTTAAACAATGCATCCTTATCAATTGAACCAGGTATACAAATGAGGATACCTTCAAATGTTTCTAAAATATTAAATGATTTAGAAAAAATAAACAAATAAGTTATGGGATTTCCATTTATTGCACCACTAAAAGAAGAATTAAAGAAAAAATTTAAAAAAAGAGAAGATTCTTTACAAAAGAATTTAAAAGCACTATCCATGCCATTTGCCATGCTTAGTTGTGGTGCAATTGTTTTAAAACGACAAAGTGGAAAACAAATAAAGGAAATAATACATACACAAAAATGGCCAACAACACAAGATACATATTATGGATGTGTGATTAGTAATAGTTCTGATGTAAAAAATGTGTATCAAACCGGTACAACCATTTGTGGATATGATTTAAATGGTAAACCAATTCTTGTAGAAAACGAAGTTAATAGAAGGGTTTCTTTACCAATAATTACACAAATAGAAATAGATACCGATGGTAATAATAATACATTAAAAGAAGCCAAAGTAGATTTGAAAGTATTTACATTGAAGCAATTGGAGATGTTTGAATTGTTCTTTTTAAGACCATCAATGGATGTTGTTTTAGAATTTGGATATGGAAGTGATATTCGTAAAAGTTCAAATTTAATAGAAAAAAACTTATTTATAGGTAAAGGATATGATGAGTGGGAACGTAGATTTATAAAAATATTTTCCCATAAAGATAATGCATATAAAATAGCAAAACAAGAATATTTAAAAGTTTTAAAAGAAACAGACTATGACTATGATTATATGGCCGGTAAAGTTACAAATTTTAATTTCTCACCGGATGTTGATGGAACATATAATGTAAATATCACAATTTCATCAGGAAATGAATTGCAAATGTGGATGCCATTAAAGCAAGCATCGGAAACAGGTAAAATTGCAAGAGGTTCAAAGGAAACTGTTAAACCATATTTACAATGGTTAAATAAATTAGCAGCGGATATCAATCTACCAAAACTAATTGAAATTGATAGTTTCAAAAAGAAAACGGGTAGTAAATATGAATTAGAAAAAGAATTTTTTAATTGGGGAGTTATAAATAAAGATGAAAAGGACACAAACTATTCAAAAGATTCATACATTTCTTTTAGGTTGATATTTGAAATATTAAATAATTCTCAAATATTTACAAATAGGGCTCAACAAATAAAAGCATTTTATTACGAAGAACCAGGACAAAAAAAGCCTGTGATGCCGGTATCATCTTGGAAAACCATAATATCAACAAATCCTGTTTTTATATTACCAGGAGATTTGCCAAAAATATATGTTGCAAATATACCTAAGAAAAAAGACGAAATTATTTTAGATACAAAATCTTTTTATAATTGTAGTATAAATGATTATTCGTTTAATTTAACAACCGAACAATTATATAATGATAGTAGTCCAAATCCAATTCCAATACCTAAACATACAGGAAATTTATTAAATGTATTTATTAAATATGAAACATTTGTTAGAGTATTTAATGAAGCGTATACACAGGGTGATATTGTAAATTCTTTATTGGCAGAAATTAATTCAAATATGTTTGGATTATGCAAACTCGAATTACAAAAAGAAGATGATTCTTCTAACAGTGGTGCACTTACAATTGTTGATAGAAAATTAAAAAATCTATTTCAAACCACAAAACCAGACGAAATATATCGATTTAAAATAGGTGCACTGAATTCAATTGTAAAAGAATTCGAATTCAATATGGAGATGAGTGAATTGATGCAAGGTCAGGCAATGTTTTCTGCAGAATATGATATGTTAAAAATCATAGACCAAGGAAAGACGGACAATAAAAGAATAGTTGCAGAAAACGAAGAATACGCATCAGCCGACTTATCATACTTACCAAATGCAGATGGATATTGTAGTATAAATAAAGTAGGAGTTGAATTGGTTAGAGAAGCAAAACTTTGGAATAATTTAATATCATCATCATTGGATGTAGGTGCAGAAGATGCAAATGAAGAAACGGAGGAAGAACAAATAAATAATCATGATGTATTAAAAAGTAATTATATAAGATTTAAACCAGATAATAGTAATAGAAATTCTGATACAAATCATATGATATATCAAGACCCCGCTTTGATACAATATCACATTCCAAAAAAACAAAGTGGAACAACCGTATTAACATTTTTAGATGTGACGGTTGCAATAGATGGAACTTCTGGATTAAGTTGTGGTGAATATTTTAATATAGATGGTATTCCCGAAATATATAATAGAAATGGATATTTTCAGATAACAAATGTAAAGCATGGGTTATCAGAAAATGAATGGAAGACTGTAATAGAGGCATCCTATTTAATGAAAAGTGATGATACTGATTTGGAAGAAGGAACCATTCCGACATATGAATCAAGAAAAGAAATAACTAAGATAAAAAATAGTGCACCAAGTAAAGGCTCGGGTACAGGTACACCAAAATCAACCCCAGAAGTTAAATTTGCATATCAACCACAAATAATCAAAGATTCAATTAGTGTAATAGAAAAAGATATACGAAAAAATATTCCAAATAACATTAGTCCAATAAATGGAAATACAAATGTTAATAAATTATTTAATAGTTCACCTGTGACACCTGATTTATTTGCAAAGGGCCCAGATGGTAAACTTTTAAAAGATACATTTGGTAATTTAATTCCATTAAATGTTTTTGGAACTCCAAAATAATAATCAATGTATACAGATTTAATAAATAACAAAACCGATTATAGTTTTTCTAATCCAAAAACAATAGTACCAATTCCAACTGAATCTAATTATGAAACTGGATTTATGGAAAGATATTTTTGTCAAAAAGTAAATGATAGTAATGGTTTTGTTTTTGAAATAAGTTTTGATGTTTATAAAGAATTGGAAATAAATCCATATTGGAAAGTTGTTATAATGAGATGGAGAATACGAGGGCCAAAAGAAATAGTATATAATGAATTTGGTACTTTACTTGATATGGGTGTAAAACAATCTAATAAAAATTCAATTGCAATTACGGCACAACATTTAAAAAATATAGGTTTATATTTACCAAATATTTTACAATTTCATAAATGATAAAAATCATATAAAAATTTGGTAATTAAAATAATTTTCATTATATTTAATTATATAAACAAATTAGTTATGAAAGAGTATAAACACTTATCCGCAGAGGAAAGACAACAAATGACCTTTGATTGGAGATACAGAGGATTTACAGTTTTAGAATTATTAACCGAAGATGAGGTTGATGAATTAAACGCAGAATTAGACAGATTAAGATTGGAAAGAAATCAAAACGAACCTGAAAAATGGCAAGAG